TGAACCTGTAGTCCCATAGTAATTGGGCCCACCGGGTTCAGACACACTATTATTAAGAATATAGTGGTCGTAGACATCAACTGTAGCGTTAAGTTTAGGTTTAAGCAACGTGATGTCATAGGTAACCCACAACTCACCGATATTAGTACTGGCTCCCTGCATACCTACAGTGGCAATATAAAAGTTGCCCCAATCGTATAGACGGGGATCGCCACTAGTAACTGGGGAGGATCGGGTGTATAACACATTTGTTGGAGTCTCAAGTTTGTTACACTCAATAGGATGCATAAGATTGACGGATGGTTTTCCACTACACGTGAACTGAGTCTGCTCCATTTGAAATTTATTAACGAAGGGAGCATCAAGAACGTTGTAGTCAGTGGCCATGATAACAGTACCAGACGCAGTATTGGTAGAAGCTAAGGCGTCATACGAGTTCGATTTGAACTCGTAAACGACGCCATTAAGTCGGTACTCCTGATAATTTTCGGCGGATGCCGACAGCCAGGGGAAGGATTCCAACAATCCAGGCTGAATTGGAACCTGTTGAATAGAGAAGGCACCGATGGTATCGGAGGTGATAACATCGTTAAGAAATTCACGGTGTTGTATACGGGTGCCAGAAGAGAGGTTACGAAAACTCGGTAACTGGTCCATTGACCCGATTAGCGAGTTACTGGAGACTTTATAGTCCCCAAATCCGGTAATTTGTCGAAACAAGTTACCGGCCATGCCACCTAACGTCTTGCCAGTTGGTCCAAAATAGGAACCAAGTTTCGCACCGATTGCGGGGGCATTGAAGCCGCCCCGACGTTTCTTAGGAACTCGGGCAGGTTTGCGGCGTTTCGGTTGTTTACGACGTTGTGGTTTGGGGCCAGGCGCGGGATTGCGCCGGCGAGGGCCTTTGGTAAACGGTAAGCTTTGGATAGCTTCACGGAGTAACTTTTGAGCCATGTAGGTGAGTAGTCTACGATCGGTTATTTCACTTGAACTAAAACTCAATTAACCGGGCGCCCAAGTGCGCCCGGAAATCACTTAGAAGAGGGGGCCTTGTCAGGGCCCTTCTTCTTCCAAGTTTCCTGCCACACCTCATGTGAACTGGGGAGGCGTAATTTGACAGGCTTGCTTTTAGGCGGTTCCTTACTTACCGCCTTTGTACTGATGTTAGGATCTGGTGGGTCCTTCCCGGGGACTTTAAAATCCTTGGCATCAGTAAGTAGGACCGAAGGTGGAGGAGGTGAAAAGGAAGGGGCAAGAACCTTCTTCTCAATTTTAGAGGTAGTGGATAGCCTTCCATCAGGAAGTTTCGCCACTGGGACATGTTTGTTGTCGATGCTCGGTGGTTTTCCTCCAATTATTTCGTTATCAATAACCACGGGAGCAGAAGACTTGGCTTCAAGAGGGGCAACGAACATGGGGGGTTTCATAAGGTGCTCAACCGTTGTACAACGAACTAACCAATTCTTGAAATCTGCAAATTGGAAATCAGGAAGTTGTTGTTCAACGGCGGCAGTCATCCAATCAGCAACCTGGTTAGGATATTGGGATTGTCCATCAAATTTAGAAAGCCAGGTGCTTATAGGAGCCAAAGCGGGGTTGGGAGAGAGAGGGCCGGTGCATTCAAGAACAGCACAACAAAGGTGGCCAATAATGGGGGTATGGAGATCTGAGAGAGAGAAGCAACGTATCTTCTCAAGGAACTTGTCACGTGGTGTGACATTGCTAGGTAATTTTACTGCCGTGTGGAACTTGGCGAGTTGTCGAGCGACATCGCAGATGCTGTTTACATCACCATACCACACTTCAGGTGAATACAATCTAGCAAGGAACTTGATGCCACTGCTACCGCGAGAAACTGGCTCAACGGTTAAATCTTGTCCAATCAAAGCAGCGGCACGTTTGTACGTTGTTGGTTCAACATCGGCGGTCAAACCATCGTCGCCTCCATAAATGCCAAGACGTTTAAAAGACTCAAAAGGAGAAATTTGTAATTTAGTGTCTGACAAGCGGAATGCAAGAAAGGCGACAAAGGCGTTAACCATGGTGTTGAAAATGGAGGTCTCAGGTGAACCCGAAGCACGGGAAAACTCAGTGGTATATTTAGTGTCAAAACTCCCATAACCCTTAAGGCAGTATTGACTCCTGTGCAAATCTAGTAATTCCTGGTGATAGTCCTGTCGGAAAGCGCGCAATAAAATAATTCTCTCGAAATGGCGCATCATGTTGGACCCGTGGCCATCAAATTTGCTAAAATCGCTATTCACAGCAGTCTGCGCAGAAGATAAAAGTTCAGCAATTCGCTCGGCGATTGAGC